ACTACTACTTGCACAAAATCTACTCTTCCTGTGTTGTAAACTGTCGTGGTAGATGTCAAACTTGCTAATGATCCAGATGCTCCGGTTGCTCCAGAAACTGTGATAGAAGGTGGATTGACATAGTTTATCCCTTGTGAAACTATTTCAACGCCAGTTATTCCTATGTAAGATTTGAGCTCGCCTGGAGAAGTAGATCCCAGAGAGTCTTGAATGACAAGTGTAGGAGGCAAAGAATAACCTGTTCCGCCTGCTACCACGGTGACACTTCCGATAGAAAGTGAAGGAGCTGTTCCACTCATAGAAACAGAGAACGAAGCTCCAGAACCATAAGGAGAAGTAGCAACTACCGAGACAGTAGCTCCATAAGTTCCTCCAGATATGACTTCCACCTTTGTAACCGAATTTATAGGGAGAATAGCTGCGCCAGATCCATAAGAAGAATTTAAGCCTAGAACTATCTGTGAATCGTATGCACCTGATGCCAAAACATTGAATGAAAGCTCAGTATACCTGTTCTGTTTTGGAACAGGTCTCCATCGGAGCACATTTTTAGACACATAAGGAGAATTTTTCCAAGAGAAATTCACATTGAAAATTCCAAATGCCTGATCATCAAAAGCTTTTGTCACCTTGAAATCATAAGATATGGGATTCTCTTCCAAGGGATTTTGAATCTTGTCACTTAGCAGAACTTTAGCGTTAGCATCTGGCACACCAGCTGTGCCTATGAAATCGTATAGATCAGAGCCGAGAGTTGTGGCAGAATCAAGAATTATTTTAGTAGTAGGAACTAACATGCTGTAGTCTGGCCTAACAGTAGTATAGAAAAATTTTCGGTTGATAGAATTTTTTCTGATGTAGAGATAGTTATCGTTTTGTAAAATTCTACGATTTGTCCAATCTCCTTCTACTACTATGCTCAGTGTTGCTAAGTCAATGCTAACTAACTCTACTCCTTCGTCGTAATAAGTTGAAGAAGTAGAACCTGGAACTTCTTCGACTACGTTTCCTGAATTGATTGGAAACGCAAACTCGGAAGAAGAAGTTAGTCCTGCTGGAACTGTGCCATTTTCTATTTTATCAAAATTTGTCATACTACGTGAACAAAGGATTTCTTGGTATTGTTAGCAACATTTCCATATTTGTCAGTTATAGAAAGCTCAACAGAAAATTCACCTGACCTCGTAAATTTCCAAACTAATTTATTAGAATTTGAAACTACTTCTTCTTGACCTGTTTCCGCATTGATGATTTTCCAAACTCTTTCTTTTTTCGTAGGAAGTCTGGAAGCGTCATCATGAAAAATGACGGTAGTAGATCTAGTTATTTGAAATGAGTTGTCAGTCATGTTAATGTCAGAGAATGAAAATCCTTCGGAGTATGCTCCTGCATAAAGAGCTCTGCTGTCGTCTTCGTTATTCCCAACGACCGGAAAATCTTTTCCGTTTGATTGCCAATAATCATATTGTGCGCTCTTGTAATTCTTGCCTAGAACGTTAAATAGCAGAGAATTTCCAAGCGGATAAGAATTTGTGTCTAGTACATTTATCCATTCACCTTCTGTTCCGTTAGTGAACACAATTTCTCGCAAATCTTTAAGAGAAGGAGTTTTTGATGAGCCGTGTATAGCTACATAAAAACTGTTCTGAATTGCCGGAGAAGACATGTATTGAACTTGGTGCCATGCATATGGCATATACAAGATTGAGCCGCTAGGTACTGGATACGAAAGAGAAGAGTCTAACGTCAAAGTCGAAGAAGTCGGAGAAGAATAAGCCACTGAATTGATCTTTATCCACTCTAGACCTGTCCATGCGTAGTTAGTCAGCCCATCTTCATAACCGAGCGGATTTTCGATCGTGTAAGTAGGAACAGAAGTGTAACCAGTTCCTCCGACTGCTGTGAAGCTACCTACTGCTCCATATGCGTTGAGTGAAAGAGCAATTGAAGCTCCAGTTCCTCCACCGCCTTGCAAAGTCACGTTTGGCGGCAAGACGTATCCGCTACCGTTCGAAGATATTGAAAATGTAAGTGAACTTCCGGAAAGACCGATTGACAATTCTGCTGGAACTTTGATGTCATAAGGCATGCTTCCTAACACAATAGAAAGAGATCCTCCAGAAGCAGTAGAGCTCAGAGAAACTGTAGCTCCATTCGAGCCTTTTAGAATCTTAGGTTCTAGAGGGATGAGTTGATACTCATAGTGATTCATTCCTTCGTTCGCAGTAGAAAGAATTTCCGTGAGGCCCTGATTCATTGCAGTATAACCGTACTGGTTCAAAACTGATGTTCCGCTGAAAGTGAATTCGTCAAAATCGCTGACTTGTATTGTTCCGCCCGGAGAAACTCTAGTGATCAAGAATCCAGAATTGAGTACTGCGTGTCTTTCTTTTGACCACCAAGCTTTTTCGTCCAGCGAATTCCATGTGGTGTCAGTAGAATTCTCATAAGTCTCGGCTTCAATTCCAATATGAGTTTCTGCAAAATCTACGTCGTAAGAAGTCAGATACGGTTGGAAATATCCGTCAATCTTATAGAGCTCTTTCTGTGTATCTTTTAGGAAGAAAAGAGTATTTCCAGAAACAGCTTTAAGTGATGCTATTTCTATTGCGTAAGTTCCAGCATAAAATCCAGAATCTAAATAAAGCGGATTCAGTAAATTGTAAGCTTCAAAAATGTCAATCGAAGGCTGGTAAGCTTTGAAAGTAGTGTTATACAGAGTTCCTGTGAGTCCTATGACGTCTGCATAGAAAAAGTCTTGAGCAGAGAGAGAATTGAATGCCGTGTCAGTATTCTTGATGATGACTTTAGAATACAGTTGCAATTTTGCAAAATCTGTAGGATTCATTTGCATTTCAAACGTCCCATTGGAGTTATTCAAGAAAGCAGCAGGCGAAATTATAGCGTTTTCAATTTCTAATGCAGAATCTAGTCTAACAAAATACAAGTATTCTCCTGCTACTGCAAGAGGATTGTCTGTGACATCTCCCTGGATGAGAATGCTAGAAGCTGCTCTGTCTATTTCTAATATGTCTACAAGAGTTTTGTCTTCTACCAAGTCTTGATTTTTGTATGCATAGAGCTCTACACTATCCCAGTTGAGATTTGCTTGTTCCCAAGTAGTAAAAGGTTTCGAAGGGTAATACCAGTCAAACGTGGCCTCTTTCCATTTCAGATTGATGTCATCGAAGTTGTCAAAGATTTCTTGTGCTTGATAAGATGCTGCAATGACAACTTCAGGAGTCTTCACTTCTTTTTTCACGTATTGCATAGTGAAATTGTTGGTGATGTCATAAACGTACACAGATATGTCGTATACTCCAGTATAAGGCAAACTAACAGCATGTAAAATTCGCTTGTAAGTTATTCCCTTTGTGTCTGTATAATCTACTGTGAAATTTTCGATCGGTTGTCTGCCTGAATCATAGAAAAATGTCTTTTCTCCTGCAATTTTCATCATGATTCGCATGTCAATATATTCTCCTCTGGCAATAGTGTCCCAAGAGAGTCTATTTATGCTGCTGGAGACTTGATTGATGTCTGTGCTATAACTGAGAGATCCTGTAGAGAGGATAGGAACCACATTTATGTTGATGTCAAAAGTGTTTCCAGAGATTGACAATATTGAATAATTTCCATCAAATTCAGAATTTCCTATAGTGACTGTAGATCCTACTGAAAATCCTCTGTCCTGAATAGTCGAAGTCAGATCCGTTATGCTTACAGTTCCTCCGGTAGCTCCTATTGAAGCTGTAAAATTTCCAGCGAATGAAGAAAGAAAATAGCACTGATTCCAAGAAAACGTAGATTCATCCCATGTAAGAGTGAAGTTTACTTCTGATAAAACAGGTGCACCCGAAACTATGTTGACGTCATCCGGTAACTGCTTCTGATAAGATGCATACAAGTTGAATTCTGGGTTTGAAATTCCAGGAGGCATGCTGTCCCAGAACTGATCTCTGTATGTCCAATCATCCTGCTTATACAGTTCAAAACTTCCTACCCAATTCGTGTAAATAGAGTTGAGCGGAGTAGAAGTGGCAGTAACGCCCGGATTTGTAGCCGTGGGTCCTAAGAATCCAGTAAGTCCTTGTTCACTAAATTTCTTTTCGTAAAAATAGTCAATATACCTGAGATCTCTTATGTACGTATCTCCCTGTGGATACAGGACTAAATCAGGAACTTTTCCAATGTCAAGAACTCTTACATCTAGAGAATCTGACCAGTTGTTCAGTCGGTATCTTTCAAAATAAATTCCTTCTCCTGTTATGTCATATATTCTTGCATTGAGAGGAAGATAGTCCTTCTTGAGAACTTCTTTGAGACCGAATAACTTGATGAGAACTTCTTCTGCAGTAAACTGATAGTCTTCCGTGACTAGAGGAACTCCAAATTCGTCGTAATCTCCGCTCACTTTATTGAGCTTATAGTAAAGACCGAAAAGTGAAGTTTTCTTGTAAATCTTAGAAGGTAAAACTTTCCAGGCTTTTTTGACGATGTTGTTTTGAGCTGCAGACTTGGCTATCGGAACAGAAATGAACTTTCCATTGTCGAGAGAAGTAGTGTCTACGTTCAAAAAGTATTCTTTGATTTCTACGTCATTGTATCCAAAGAGATTGAGCACGTTTATGAGAGCCTTGTAAGATCCCATGTACGGATAAATCTTGTCTCCTTCTAAAAGAAGCTCTTTTCTCTTCTTGTTGAGAAGACGATAGTCAGTGAGCTCTTCATCAATTGCCGAATCTCTAAAAATGTATTCATTTTCTTCGTCAATTTTTCTTCCAAAGTTTTCTAGCGTAAGCTTGAATCTTTCATCTTCAGACTCAGCTTCACCATATACTAGACTCTGCAAAAGAAATTCTCTCCAGACCAAATAGAGGCCAAAAGAAGAGACGTTCGAAGAGTTTATAGAGCTGATCAAAGAAGTGTTAACTTCTCTTACTACCAACGAAGTGTAAAGAGTGAATTCCTGATATGATACTAACTTAAGCTCAAAGTACTGATATCCACCGCCAGGAACAGATCTAGAAAGATAGAGAGTCTGGATAGCGTCTAATTCAGCAGAATATCCTATGTAACCGATGTCAATTGTCCAAGTTCCATCTCCATTGTCTACAGGAAGTGCTGCTGCTGTAGCGCCTTGCCACTGAGATCCTTCAAAGTTGATGCTCTTTTTTAGATAGAGGTTGAGAGGTTCTTCAAAAACTCCTTCTTCAGTAGAAGAAAAACCGATGTTCAACTGTGAAGGTGTAACATTTTGCGCAGTTGCAGAAACTATGATTCTGCCTGTATTGAGATCCTGAACAGTTGGACCTGCTAGAATGGGTATTTCAACAGTTCTCTTCTTAGAAATCAGTGGAAGATTTTCCTGATAGTCTATTTCATAGAAGAAAAATTTTCCTGTCTCATCAGGAAACTCAGCATATAAGCTCTCTGAAACTACATCGGAAGAAGCTATTAGTCGATTGTAACCGACGAAATCTAACAGGTAAAAATCTTCTGAAGTGACAGTAGAAACAGGCGGATTTGTCATCAGAGGAGCCAGTGATACGTTCATTGACGTTGGGCCAAACGTTCCTGTTCCACCAGTTATCCCATAAACAGTTCCTGCTATTTGAAAAAGATCTCCTGTGAGTCCTGTATAATTAAGCTCAGAAGTTAATTTTCCATCTTGGACTGTCACAGTTGGATTTCCTGCAGTAGTTGAAGCTATCCCAGAAAGTTTTTTGAGATTTGGCTGCACAGTGGGAACCGTGACTTCTTGTAAGAGAAAAATGTTTTCTGACTCAATCAGATTCACTGAAACTTTGGGAAAATAAATTGCTCCTTCAAATTTATTTCCAAAGTCACTGTCAATATGAGAGAAGTTAAAGTCTTCTCCTTTCTTGTTAAAAAATCTTACGAATGTAGTTTGAGCCATTAGTTAATCTTCTTATAGTCCTTTGGTACTGTGTAATTGTAAAAAGTCTTTACAGTTTTCACCTTTTCTACAAGGAAAAAGATGATCTCTTCAAACTTGTTCAAGATTTCTGCTCTAGTTGGATCCTTGAAAAGATACGATGAAAGCGAGCGCTTGAGTATCTTCCCTTCATAATTGAACCCCAAGTAGTTAATTTTCTCTACTCTAGAAGTAGCAGCATCATAGAGACTCTTTTTCATTATTGCTTAACTGAAACTTTTTTGAAATTTATGTTCAATGAGCAAGGCTTATCAGAAGAAATTCCATCTTCGTAATATAGACCATTCTTGTCTTTCCAGCCTCCTCTGATAAGAGGTAGCTCATCTCTTCCTATTATGATATCTCCAAACTCATCTAAACCGATGAGTGGATCTGTGGAGTTAAGTTTTTGTTCATTGAGCTCAGAAATAAACGAAACGTTCACAGAATCTACTCCTTCCACAGATTCGATTACTCTTATCAAATCAGACTTTGGAATTCTATCAGTTCTCTTGTTTTGTAAGAAATAGTCAGAGACTGCTTGTATAACTTTTTCTCTAATAGTCATGGTCGAATATCCTTCGTAAGTCACCAAACTAACGTTGAGAACGTATTTAGTGATGATAGGGTCTAAGATCTTTACTACGGTAGTGACTATTTTTGATCCGCTATCTTCAATCAGATTAAGAACTTTTTCTTGCTCTTGTTCTGTGAGTGTGAAGAACGTGATAGGAACAGTGAAATAGTTTTCACCGTCTGTCATTCTCTTCGTAATATCGGGTATCAAGAACAGATAAATGACATTGTCATCGTCCAAGTACTCGTCATCATAAGTTGTAAATGCGTCTATAACTGAAAAATAGTTGAATTTTTCTAAGAAGACTCGGTAATTTTCAGGAGTAGCAAAAACGTAAGAACGTGAAGTCTTAGGAGCTAAAAGTTTTGTAAGTTCGATGTCTTCAGAATTTGCACCAAACGATATCACTTTAGACATTTTTACTGTGGTGATCTCATTCAAGTCAATCTCTTCACCGAAAACGCTGTATCCAGAATCTAGCCACTGGAAATAAACTTCTTGGCCTTCTCTAAGGTTTCCGCCACTTCCGGCAGATCTGATGTATTCAATAGTGATAGAGCTTCCCAGCGTTGGAACTTTTCCGAATGCACCATTTCCAAAGTAGATGTCAAGGCCTCCTGAAATTCCTGTCTTTGCTACAAATCCTTCATACTCTCTAGGGATGTCATATAGAGAATCATATTTTTTCCACTCTACTCCATTGACATAAACTTTAGTGAAAAAATTCTCAATGAAGTTAAAACTTCTCTCTTGGATAGAATATGACTGTAAAATTTCTCCATTTGCAGTGTAAACTTGATTTTGCAACTCTCCCTGTATCACAGCACTGTAAATAGGCACTTTTGAACCAAAAGGAATGCGTATGTCACTCTCTGGAAAATTTATCAGATATGTGACAGAGTTATTTATGCATCTCAATCTGGAATATCTGGGGATGAGTATCTGATTTCCATTGACTTGCGGATTTGAAATTAGAGAAATTTGAACTTCTCCGGTAGAAGAAATACTTCTCGTAATGTTATGACCTGCAAGTCTAGCCAAACCCTGTATGCTGCTAGTCCGTGAAGCTGAATAGATATTGAGCTCTGTTATGGCATCTTCTATGTAGAAGAGTATCATGTTGCTTATTTGCGAAAGAGCATGAATAATCTGTCCGTATGCGCTAGAGATGGAAAAGACTTTTCCTGCCTGCTGGTATTTCTCTTGCATGTAGAGCTGTATCTGCTCGAAAAGAGCATTGGATTCTACTCTAGCTTTATTGAGAAAATTGGGTAGGTTTGAATTAGAAGTACTCATTTCAGTAAAATTCCAAGGTATTTTGTGCCATCTATCAATATATCTATAACGCAGATGTCTCTCGTAGTGCCATAATAAAACTGTACTAGTATTTGAACGTCAAATGCGTCTGCATCTGGACAATATGTGTAAATAGCAGTTCTAACTCTTTCTTCGATCGCAGAGTTAGTGAGATTCGTAGAAAAGACCAGAGATTCCAGATCAAGGCCAAAAGGGATCATTCCAATGACCTCTGCTGGCCTAGTAAACATGACCATTCTGATTTGTCCAAGCAGATTTTCTAGATCGCTTTCAATCTCAAAAACGTCAGGACGGTAGAATGGATCAGAAGGGTCTCTAGTGTAAATCTCTTTTAGCATCCGGTTTCAGATTTTAACTATATATCTCTACCGGCAGATATGTGAGAAGTCAATTTTAGTGCCAAACCATGAAGTAATCTGGAGTGTCTTGATCCTTTATTTCTTGTTCGACCTTTGCTATCTCTTCAGTTGCCTCAGAACGAAGATCGGAAACATTTATTTTGATTCCACCCATCAAGTTAAAGTCAAAGAAGCTCAACTGTCTGGCCAAAGACAGTTTAGACTTTGCAGTGACGTATCTGTAAAAATAATAGTCGTCGTAAAGTTTGTCTGCAGGTATCTTGACGTAAGTTTGTATGAAAAGATCTCTACGTGGATCTCTACCCAAGATTTTAAGTTTGAGTGTCCTTCTGTTGAAGTCAAATCTTATCAAGTCCATGAAGAACGCTTTTGTCAGATCAAAAAACTGGTACTGTGCAATCCTGTAGACTAGACCGTCTCCTAAGAACGGAGAAAGATAAATTTCTGAAGCAATAAGCTTGTTGTCGGCGAAATCTCGGTCAACGGTACCTAGCAATCCAGCACCTGTAATTTCTCGTACTTCGAAAACTGAGACTACTCCCTCTGGCATATTGATCACTCTACACTCTTTCCATGCAGGTTTCTGGAACTCTTCTAACTTGATTATGAAGTATTGAGTTTCTACCGAATCTCTGTAATTTTCATAAAACCACAATGCAGACTGGTCTATGTTTCTCTCTATTTCCTGAGGTTGTATTTGAACAGGTAGAGCAAAAGAGCTGTCTAGCTCTCTAAGAACCATCTGAACTAGATCATTTCTTGTCATTCCTCAATTGAATTTTTTTACTTTCGGCTTCAGGTGTGTGATCAACCATGAGCGCAGTCGAAGATATTTCAGCTCTTTGTCCTATGATAGCGTTTCTGATTACTCCACCTTCGATCTTTCCTTCTACGATATCATCAGGGCTATTTATGTAACAGTTAAGAAATGTGTTAGTGGGAAACGAAGAAGTGTGTTCTACTTTAGAGTCTTCTATCTCATTAAATTCTACTAACTTGCATCTTTTTAGACGGCTATTCTTGATCTTACACCTAAAAAATGCAATGTTTTCTCCTGCTCCATTAAATTCACAGTCAAACATTTCAAAATTTTCTATTCCGTGTGCATTATTCAATTTTGCATATCTGAGTTGCGAAACTGAAATGTCAGTGTCAAAGTTAAAGATTCCCTCCTTGAGACCTCCGCTCACTATCAGGTTGAAAAGCTGTTCTCTTATGCTAGTCCAGTAGCTTTTCAAGATTTCTTTATTTCCTTTCATGTCTATGAAGACGTTGATCTTAGGAAAATCTACAAAGAATCTCTCTGGGCTAGAAAAAGACTCTCCGACTTTTCTCATGTTCACAACTATCGTCTTGAGTTTTTCTATCTCTGAAGTGGTGAATTGCGGAGTCTGTAAACTCTCATAAATTTTGAGTATAGAGTAGTCTAAAATTTCTAAGATTTTTGCAGTCTTAAATTCGTAATCTTTTCCTCCAAGGTATCTTATTTCCAAGTAGTTCTTAGTTCTCTTGGTGAAATTGATCCCGTAGTACTTTTCATCTGGAACAATGAAATTAGAAGAATCTACATTTTCCGGAGTGCTCTGAAAAGTAAACTTGTTGATCGGTATGACTTGATTGATGCTCTGAGCATAGACGCTGTCTTTCCTTTCTGGAAATCTTTCGTATATGTAATTTTCATCGTAAGAGAGAATCAATTTGAGTGGATTCAAGTGTGAAATTTCATTCTTGAGCTTAATCAAGAATGGATTGAAACTGACATTGAGATGTATAGCACATTTCTTGTCAGTCCACCCATTGCTCTTTATCCAGTCGAGCGTCTTGATTATGACAATCCGGGCCTCTTCATAGGGAAGAGGCCCAGTTATCAATTCTTTCATATCTTTGCCGCCACTGAAGTCTTTCTCCAGTTTGAAAACTGTAGAAGTCGGTTCTAGTTCACTGTGATATGTTCCTTTCTCCTCCTTGTTAAACGCAACAGTAGACTTGGGAACAACAATTTTCTTGTTGAGTGCTCTTCCCAGCTCTTTTGCTGCAGCGGAAGGAGTCTTTTCAGTGTAGAACTCAAATTCAATTCCAACTTTTGCTGCTGTAAGGATGTTATACTTCGTTTGCAACCCTTTCATTTGTGGCGCTCAGGTATATTTTTCCGGTTTCGGGATCAACTTTTGATATGCAAAGTTGATAAAATTCCCCTACTTCCATTTTTTTAGTGATCCTCTTAATTTCCTTCACAGGAAGAAGACCGACTCTATTTTCTTCTATTTCACAGAATGCTCCGAACGGTTTAACAGAGATGACTTTTAACGATCTCACTGTTCCTTCAATCTTGCTTCTGAAATTTTCCATCTCAGATATCTTTTCTGAAGGATCAATTTCTGTCAAAATTAACTTCTCTTCTTTAATGTCTTTTACCCATAGCTCCAACTCTTGACCAGGACGATAGCTTCTAGAATTGAATTTGTCTAGTGTTTCAGGAAGCATTTCTGAAGTGTGGAGCAATCCAGTGAAAATGTCTTCGAATTCCACGAAAATTCCATACTTGCTTGTTCCTGTTACGTTTCCAATAAGCCTAGAGAATTTTTTGACTTCTGCTAGCTTAGAAGGAAGTATTTTCTCCAGATATTTTTTGTAAGAGAAAATGAATGTGTCAGAGTTGACAAGATAGTCTTCTACCATCACAGGAATTTCTTTGCCAATATAAGAGTCAAAGTCGATAATCTTATTTGCTGCAGCAAGAGATCCGGGAAGGAAAGCTTCAATTCCTTGAACTTTGATGAAAAATCCTCCTTGATTCTTAGAAATGACTTTGGCTACGTAAGCAGTAGATTGCTTCTTGACTTGATCAAAGAATTCTTGTCTAACATTGTTGATGTGAGACTCGTAAAGAGATCCTCTCAAAGCACCAAGTTTTCCTTCGACTGTGATTTTTTCTTCGCGTGAAGAAAAAAGTTCTCTGAACCAGCCAGCTTTTGAAAGCTCTGCAAAGTGTTCCAAACTGTAGTCTTCGAAACCGAATGCTTCGAAATACCTCTTCTCTTTTCTCATGTCTAAGTACACCGCTATTCCAGCGTCTGTGTGTACTTCTACTTCTCCAGACTTAGAGACTCTAAGATCAATGGCTTTGAGTGTTTGTCCAACTTCTACGTCTTTACAAGGTGCTTCTATGCCACAGAGAAGATCGTAGAGCTCTTGAGCATAGGGTTCATGACAGTAAACTTTGTCTTTTCTGTCTTGTTTTTTGATTGTTTTGTTTTCTTTTAATGATTTTGGCATATTAGATGTTTTAGGTCCGTTCTATATATCTATGGCTCCGGAGTAAAGTAAGGCACTAAATAACTGTTACCTATGCCTCCATATCTTTGAGCTGAGGCTGCTATCATGTCTAAAAATAGTACATAGGGAACATTTTTTAGGCAAAGACCTTCCCACGGCGGAGTTTTTTGTATTGCTGAAAGTGGATTGACAAGCGTCGAAAGTGCCCATCCAGGAAGTCCAGTAGAAGCTCCTAACAGAACCACGGGATAAGGGATGGGCGTCTTTTTACCAGTCACGTATCCCAATATGAATGTTTTGAACAGAGCGAATGCAATGTCTTGGCCGATGTCATATGTAGGAGTTCCCGGAGGAAGCTTTATTTCAGGCTTCATAGTCAATTTTGAAAAAATTGACTTAAATTCCTTAGTTGGTGCAGAATCTACGACGGCCATGACCGCTTTTATAGCATTTTCAGCGCCGAGAAGAGCATTTTTTGCATATGCAGAAGCTGCTGACTTAATGTCCTGTTCTCTGATATCCCAAATGTCTGTTCCTAATACGGCTTTCATCAGTGCTAAACTGTTTCTTACTTTGTTTATAGTTTGCGGATCGAGTTGTTCACTCTTTTTTTCAGCGTACGTTAATAATTCTTCTAAAATAATCGCAAACGTCAAGTCTATGGCTGCTCCTATGATCGGTTTTGCAACTTTTTGGACTGCTTCTGGCGTTATAGGAACGGGCGGTATCCCAGGTGGGAGAGGCGGAAGTCTAAGCTTCTTCTTAAAGACAGAATTTTTAGCTTCTTTTATGATCTGTTTCAACGGAGAAACTGCTTTGGGATAAGGTATCGCATTTGGCCACCCTGGAACTGGAATAGCAGATCCTGCCAATTTTAATACAATATCTAGACCAGAAGAGATGGCTTGCGTCATCAAATCTTTCGATCTCGGTAATCTAGTCTTCAGATTTATCCGAAGAGAAAAAGACTTTTCAAATTTTTCTTCTACATCTGGAGAATCTAACAGAGAAGACAAGCTTGCTACACCTGCAATGACTAGAAGCATCCAAGGCGGAATTGGCTCTACTGCGATGTTGCTCCGACAAGGAAAGGGTAGAACAGCTGGAATCAAAGTTATCGGATCTTCGATCCAGCCTAGTTTTTTCGGTGTAATCTTTTTGACTGACTTCTCTAAAACTTTCTTCAAGGATTTAGTTATGACTTTTGCTCTTTCCTTAGAAACTAATGTCAAATCTTTATTCACTCCGGTTCTAGCAAGTCTATCTTCTAGGGCCTGGATTTCTTTATCCATCGACTTCAAAAGCTCTTTTCCTTCGGGTGTATCTAAAACTGAGAGAGTCTCACGTTTTATTATTTCTCCTACATTTACTGTGCTAATTTGTATCTTAGCTCCAGCTTTCTTGAGAGCTTTCACTTTATCTTTAAGTGACTGTAAGTCATTGAGTGTTTCACTTCCTAGCTTTTTCTCGTTGGTCTTTGGAATAGTGAAAGGCTCAAAGTCTATCATCTTGACAGCAGTGTCAGAAACTTGATTTTTAATTTCTGAAATGAAATCTAACATCAGTTTCGGGAGCTCTGGAGAATTTGTGTCTAGAGCTTTATTGAGTTTTTCTCTAAAATCTTTGAGCTTAGTTCTTTTTTCTATTCTCTCTGCGCTAAGATTATTTTCTTGGCTGTCAATTTTGTCTATCTGAGCTTTTACTTTCTTTCTCAGATCTTCCAAGAAATTTTTGGTAGAATCTGGCTTTTTATTGTTCACATTGGAATCTATTTGAGGTAAAGCAGCCATCGGAATTTTTAAGCCTGGAATTCTCTCTAATAGTGACTTCTCGAGGAATTTTTTCCACTTTAGGGAAGGAGCAGGAACCGTGACTTTGCCTTTCGGAGAAGTAAGAAATGCTGCATTCTGCTGTTCATCTAAAAATAGCAAATAAGGTGCAACAGTGAACGGAGGACAAATTGTGAGCCAAAGAACGAATTGTCCAGCCGGTGTAGTCAAAGTGAGTATGTGCTTCCAGAGTATGGGAAATGGGATGCTGATTTTAGGATCTGGTATCCCTAAAGCTAAAGTTGGTAAAACTCCAGGAGGCGCAGGAACCGGTATTTGAAGACCTACTGGATAGTATCTAAAAAGTCGTTTATTTAATGCCAAAATGTCGGGTATTGGCATAAATGCGACTGTCTGAAGATTTTTAGTGTATTCTTTCCAATAACAGTTCTTCTGAGGCCCAGGATTCGAACTCTTTATCGGTTTAGATCCGAATGGATCAGAGCAAGGAGGTTCGATAGGCTGAGGTGTCTCTTTTGACGGTGAAAGTTTATTTAGAGCTTCTTCTTGATCTGCAAAACATTGCTTCTTCTGTGCAGAAAATTTCTTGAGAGAATCAATCTTTTTTGCAAGCTCTTCGTCAAATTTAATTATAGATTCGTATTCTTTCTGATACTTCTCTTTCAGATCCTTAAAATCCTTGCTCAATGAAGAATTATTCCACTGGATGGCATAGATTTCTCCCTCGTAAATTTTAGAAGCATCTTGTTTTGCCACAATTTCTAACTTAGCAAAGTACTCTGATGCCGATGTTCTAGTTTCTGCAATTTTTTGCAAAAGTTTTATTTCCTCGTTGACATCATAATTGCTTAAAAATTCTGTGGCTTTGTCGTCATCAATTTTCACTTCTGCTGCTACAGACTTTGTAGTGTCTTGCAATTCAGAATTTGAAGGTTTTGGACTAATGTATCCCTGCTCTTTAGCAGTAAACAGGAAGTCTACTCTTTCGGTAGAATTGAATTTATTCCAAACTCTTTCATTAATGAGACCTCTTAAGTTTTCTGTGGCAGGAATTCCAGGGTTAGAAGGACGGTAGAGAACTTGCATGTCGACAGAGAATTGATTGAGCTCATAGATAGTTTTAAGCTCATCAAACATCTTTTTTTCTCCGTCTATCAGCAAATAGAATTTTTTCTTGTTAACAGGATTCACTCCAGACTGGTTACTATAATTTCCATTGCCTGTGGGTAACAGAAGAGTGTTAGGAGTAAAAACAGTGAGTGCGTTGGCTCCTGCTGCTTTCAATGCGATTATTTCTAACGTGTCAAGAGTCGGCTTAAATTTCACAGAAGTTTCTAATGCAGAAAGAGAAGCAGAAAGAGCTGTTAGCGCATCATTATTTTTCTGATACGCGGTAACTTCAGTAGTGATTGCAGCCTTGTAAGAATTTGCAGTTCCACCGAGTTTGTTGAGTGTGGTAGTGCCTGTCAGAATGTCATAACTCTCTTTGAGTTTTTTCTGTGCTTTTTCTGCTACATTTGAATCAAAATTCCAAGAGTCTTTTGCCTCTATGCTGTTTATTTTGGCGGTCAAATTAGTTCCCTGTATTGCAGCAGAAAATAGAGTTCCTGATGTCTCACTTCCTTTTTTGGCAATAGTCTGGAGTATTTTTCTATTGTCTTCTACATTCTTCTGTATAGTTTCTCTGATAGATATTGCTTGCTGGTAGGTCTGAAAAATTTCTTGCCGTTTTTTCATGTAAAAAGTGAGTGGATACAAGTCTTCTCTCACCTGATAGATTCTCAGAATGTAAGAGTCTGCGTACGCTTTTTCTTCACTACACTTCTTCAACGTGTCTGTTATGTCTTCTACATTCGCTATGAATTCGAGTATTTCTTCTTCTGTCTGTAATTCAGGCTCTACTATCTCTGGAATAGGCTCTTCAATTTCTTCTTCTGGAAGAGGTTCACAACACTGGGTTGCAACAGTATTTACTTCTTCTCCTCTAAAGTCAGAAATTGCAGTCTGTGGCTCTGCACAATCGTCTATCGGAAGCTCTTCGGGAATAGATTCATTATTGACCAATTCTTCGAGTTCAGAAGTCGGATTGTAGTTTTCTTCTAAAGAGACGCCGTTTTCTCTGGCAATAGTTATGACATCGTAGACACTTTCTGCAGAATCAAGTTTCTCTTTAAGAGTCGGAGAAATTTCATCTGTGATGAGAGAAAGTATCTCCGCTTTACTCTTTTCCGTGTCAAGAGGAACTTGTCTCTTGCTCTTAGCTAACGGCTGAATAGGGTGTTTCTTTAAGAAATCTAATGCAGCCAGCTTGTCTGTCAGAAATTTTTGTATATCATAACTGACTTTAAGCTTGGAAAAATTCGGAAGAACTGATATTTTTACGCCGAAAAAATCTTCAGAAAGAATGATGTTGAACGGTAATTTGAGATTCAATTTCTTTTTCCCTTTCCAATTGAGAGAAGAAGAAAAATTCTCCTTTATTTTCTTTGCTGTGGAAGGATCATAAGCTTCTTCGATAGCTTGTATCGCAAGAGCTGTGGCTGCAGTAATCGAAGATATTTCTTCTTCTGATATTTCTTCAAGATCTATTTCTACGTCAACTGATTTTTCTACTAAGTTTACACCTGGTGGAAAAATCACTTCACCTACTCCCTCTACGTCGTATACCTTTTCGCAGTGTGGGAGTTGTAAGAGTTCGGCTCTAGATTTGCTCTTCTCATTCATCAGGGTGAAATTTTAACGTTTTTTGATGTAGAAAGAGCTTCAAATGCTTCTGCTTGTGAAGACATGGCGCTCGGCGTAGGTGGAAACTTAGCGTCCACTGCAGTTGAAAGTATTTTCAAGAATGTCCAAAGAGGTTCAGCTAAAACTGCTGAATACTGAGGAGAAGGACCTAATTTAGTAACTGTACTACCGTTAAAAATACTTTCGCTAGATTCTGCTTGTATTTTTGTATTAGAAGTAACATTTATTGTAGAATTGGCCACAATGTTTATTGTGCCTCCGACTAGCTCTATAATGCTCTGTGTATCTTTATGCTCTATAGTTATGCTAGAGTCAGGATTGATAGTAAGATTAGAATCTTTATGAAAAATCTGTACTCCTAGTGCTGGCTTATATAAGATTTTAAGCTGCTGATCTTTGTCATATAAGATGACATGAGAATCTATATAAGAGTCTTTTATCTCCGCTGAAAGATCAGTGTTGACATCTTGTATCGAAAAGTATTCAGGCGAGTAGAGATTTCCGCCGTTAAAACGTATTTTTACTACTGAGTTCTTTTTTGGAACAGAAAGATTTCCTGCTCCTCTATTTTCACCACTACTAGAAAAAAACGATCCGTTTGCCGGATAACACCATGGGAGATCGTTCGTAGAAATTTTATACGGAGAATTGTCTACTCTATCATCTTGTCTTCCGTCAAATAGACCGAAAATTCTCACTTTACATCTTCCGACAAACTCAGGATCGGAATTTTCTTCTACTATTCCCATCCATTCTGTTCCTCGCAAATTCTGTGCAGCAATGTTACCGAAAAAATCGAATCCCATAATCTAATCTTTGTCTATATATCAACCTCTGCCGAAGATGTTCTTGGGAGAAATCTTCGGTTGTACAGGAGGCGGTGTCATTTCACTGTTTGAAATTCCGCTGTCTGCACTTAGTGAATCGAAACCGCTTTGAGAAATCTGTGTATCAGTACTTAGCGGTGTAAAACTGTCTTCGGCGATAGAAGAATCTACTGGAAGATTAACGAACGAATCTTGTATAACGTTACTGTCGGTAGAAAGAGGATCAAGACCAGAACCAGTGATAGTATTGTCAACAGATAGGCTATCAAGTCCAGACTGAGTGATCGCAGAATCTACGGGCAGATTTACAATAGGGCTATCCACAATGCTTTGATCTGTTGTCAAAGGTTCTAACCCAATGTTATCAGGGTCTACGGTGGTAGGCAATCCACCTGAATCTATAGTTCTGTCTCCAGCCAAAAATCCTCTCAAAACACCTGCTACTTCTGCTGGAGAAGGAATTCTGTCAAAGACGTTTCCTAGTAGTGCAGAATTGACTCTGGAGACTACTCCTTGTACAGCAGTATTGAGTCTGGATTCTAGTGCACCAAGAACTCTTCCGCCAATTCCTCCTAGCCTAAAATTAGGAGGAAACTGTTCTCTAATGTTCTTTTCTGCTTGAAACTTTCCATTATTTGCAGCATTAAAATTAGCTTCCTGGTTTACTGCTCCTGGAGGTATTGCAGTGTTGTCATAAGGAGAAAGTTGCGTTGTCCCTCCCGGTTCATAGAAAGAGTTCAGAGTTTTTATGTTTCCTGGTGAAACAGTATTTGGAAAAACTCCTGACTCTGTAGGCCATTTAGAGTCTGCTATGACACTGTCTAAAACAAATCTGTAGAATGGGTAGTCAGAAATGTTTCTAACTGTACCATATTTGATCTTAAAAGTGAAATTGGCCATTGGAACTTCTCCAACAGTCAATTCGCTTAAATAATTTGGTGCAGTGCTAAAAAAGTCAAATTCACAATGACTAAGTTCGTATGTTCTAACAGAGATTGCATTGAATGCGCTTTTTAGATCTACATATGCGGTAGGATTTCCACCATTTTGGTTTCCTCCTGCTCCTCTAGCTCTAGAATTTCCACCTAGCCCCTGGTTAGTGATTGGATTGAGTATGTCTTGTCTTTGTGCGTCAGTAAGCTCCCAATATGCTTTGAGCTGTGACTCATATGCAACTGAACCGGTATTCTTGATGAAATTTGCTATAGTTCCAGAATATGTGTTGAAATTTCTCATCTCAAACACGTGAATTCTCATCTTAAAAGTCCTGAGATTGTAAGGGAGAACTTCTCTGTGGCGTTCAAAGTCCCATGCAGAAAGTCTATACAAGTCTGCTAGCAATGAGACTCTTTGGTCTATACTCTCTAAGCATTCAAATGTAAGGACTCCGTCTTTTTTAGTATTGATCTTCGGATCTAGAGTGTAAAGAGATTCTCCTCCTGTAATCTTTTGAAAATACCAAGGAGTGTCCTTTTGAAGAGAATACAACATTCTCTTAAAGCTTCTGAGACTTGCCAGTTTGTTAACTGCACCAATAGCATAGAGATAGTCTTCTGCAGAATCTGTAAAATTGTAGTCACCAACATTAGGTTTTGAGACTAAATTTGGAGAATTAGTAGAAGTGTTAGCAGAGGCCTGAGCTCCTGTTCCAGCGCCTATGTTATACTTTGGCGGTTGAAACAACCCGTTATGTGAAAATTCATGAACTAAGAAGTCATCTGTGACATAATAAGAATGTGCAGAAGCTGCGGTATCAGGGCTTGGAATGTCATCAGCATAGAAAAATTCTACGTGAAAGCTTAGATATGTAGGATCCTGAGCAAAGCTGATCGGGTTCAGTGTGTCCGGGCTGTACACTAAACCTCCGCGTAAAAACTCTCCTTTGTATTTGTCTATTAAGTTTATCATCCTACATATTTATCAAGGCTGTGGTGGAGCTGGCCATTCTCTTCTCAACAGTTTGCATTTTTGTTTCATTTTTCCTTGCTCATAGATGTATTCTATAGAGTCTACCACGTAGAAGCCTGTATAAAATTTGTCTACTACAAACGGTACCTCATCTTGATCCATAGAAGAAGGAGTTCTATTAGCAGTCTCTGTAGTAGGCGGTGTGCTTGAATTTGTAGGATCTTCAGGTGGATTTGCTTGTCTCCTTTGCAAATCATCTTGTACTGTGATGATCAGAGGTATAGTCTGATATCTTCTCAGATTCATGTTGACTCCTACTAATTCCATTTCGAGATATAGTTTGTCCATGTGAACTCTGTTCTGGTAATTCCAGACTTGTGCATACAGATACTTGGAATGACAATTTTCTCCGTTAGTCCCATACATTGTTCCCATCCAGCGATGAGTAACTTGAATGTATCTTTGCTGGTTGTCAGAATTTCTACCTTTGAATGTGAACATTGATTCTGAAGCTCCTTCTGTAACTTTAGGGTCAGAAAATACAGTCTTCTTTTGTTTAAGAAGCGCATCATAGTAGTGCATGTATTTCATGTATCCATCTGCTATGTTCTTCTGGTTGGCCAAATTTACTTGCTGGTATTTTCCAATCTGAAACTGAGAATACTGAGCAGAACTATGATTAGTGAAAACTATTCCCTGTAAATTTTTCATCAATTCTGCATAATCTGCAGTATCTACGTCAAAGTCCATGCTGAATGACTCTATGTTCAACCCTTTTTCAAATCCAGGTTTTGCCGAAAACATAGGTTCTATGTTGACAAAGTTCAAGTGATAGAAAATATCTATGAAAGACGTAAAAAATGAATTTTCATCTTTCCATGCTGCATCTGTGACTTCGTTGATAAATTCTTGTGGTCTCTTGAAAGGACAAATCCAGTTTTGTTCATCTTTGGTAGCAGTTTCGTTTGTAGCGAACCCTAAACTGTAATCTTCTGCGATGCTCTGTAGCACATCTAGACTAGTTCCCTTTTTAGTGAAACATGCCATCGGAGTAACAGGAACGTTAAGAATTCCTGTTATCGTCATATAGTCTATTCCCAGTTCATTTCCCGATGAGTCTACGTTAACACTAGTTATCTCATAATCATTTCTAATTGGCTTTAGACTATCGTCTTTAGACCTGATGAAGACTGATAAGAGATCTCCATCTTTAGGAAAGGACTTTGAATAAGTGAACTTAGCTCTGACTAAAAGTCTTACTCTTATAGTCGGTAAAAAGTCTATAGAATAAATAGTCATCGAGTCTATGTCCTTGTCTCGATATATGATGTCATTTATCTGAAACATGGGAACGTCATAAGCAACTGCTTTAGTGTACTTCGTAGGGTATTCTTTCCCCTGATTGTCAGCCCCAGTATTCGCTTGGCCTGTTTCTAAGTCTTGCACTGCTATGTCGTCAAGAACAATCGTAGGTTTTACAATCTGCTTGATGACTTGCAGCTGATTAACTGGAGCTGCATTCCCGTTATTAGTTGTAGAACTTACTGCGGCCATTATCTATTTGTAGCATTTGAATTAGTATTTGGGCTTAGAACGTTCGTAGTTCCATTCGCAGAAGAATTTGGAACTGATGTCCTGTTTTTAATGAGTCTGGCCAAGAACTCACTTTTGCTGATAGGTTCAGCACATTCGGCTTTTCCTCTAGTAACGTCTCTACCGAAATAAACTTTACCTCCGATAACAGAAATTTCTCTGTCTCCTACGTCTGCTATATTAGGAGGAAGGAGAGAACCGGGAGAAGGAGAAGATTCTGCTCTTTTCTTCATTGCTTCCATTCTCTGTGCATCTATCATAGCCAGTCTATTGTCAGTTACAGATGTTTTCTCAGGATTTATGTACTGATTTCTGACACTTTCTGTAGACTGAACTTGTCTACCAGAAGGAGCATTATTGTCTAACAGGAACGTCAATTCCGGTGCTAGATATAGTTCTCCTACATCAATACTGAACGGGTTTGAAATTCCATTATGTTTGAGTATCATGTCATAATAGTTCGGAGAAGCAAAAAAGTTTGCAGAAAGTATGTCTGGCCGCATCTGTTCACCTTCCTGTATAACTACTGCAAGAGAATTTTCGTAGTCGTTCTTGATATCTCTAGAGGGATACAAGAGATCTAATCTGAGATCTTCTTCAGTAGTCCCAATTACGGGTTTGTTATTCAGTACTGTTGATACGGTTGTTGGCGTCACTATCGTTATCTAAGTTTTGGTTCACCGGCTGACATTAAGCCCATTTTCATAGCCAAATCGTGGCCAGTTTCGACTATATTTCCAAGCTCATTGACTAATCTATCAAATTCTGCTGTCCCTGGTCTATTTCCACCAGTTGAATTAAATCTAGTCTTTGATCTTCTGGCACTTGTATATGCATTGTTTCTACTGACTTCTACTTGTTGTCCTATTCCGCTGTTTCCACCGGTAGTGTCATTAACAGAATTCTCTTGCGCAGAACTCTTGAATAAATTGGCTTGCCCCATTGGAGCATAATAGATTCTGCCTTCTCCAGCATTAAACATCGATTCTATGTCGCCTTTATCTCTCGGTCTTCCGTGTTCAAGAGTAATGGAAACTTTCATTTCTGTAGGAAAGTTATCTGCTCCAAGGACTTCACCAAATTGGAATTTAGCTCCAGTGCATATCAAGTTTCCGATCATTAATATCGGAGAGTAAGGATTTCCGACTACTAAATGCCATTCTCCAACGGGTTCACCTGTCAGAAGAGCTTTCATTGCCACAATATCCGGAGCCCTGCCTCTTCCCATAACTTTCATCACGGTAGAAATTCCGTTAGTGGCAAGTTGTTTCAATGCACTTATAGGATCTGACATGAGGTCTGTAAAAAATCCTGCAATTTCATTTGCAACATTTTTTACCTGATTTCCTACTGCTTTCAAGAAGCCAGTAGGATCTCCTCTGTACCACGCGTTCATACCGTCTCTACCTCCTAAAAATGGATAGATCGGCTTATTTCCAAAGTAACGATTTGCTCCACCCCAAAATGCTGCATTGTTATACGTAAGCTGAAGCATGTTTGACATTATGTCTAGCATTGCCGCTTTAGGGTTGATGCTTCCGATTGACTTTAGCTCATAATCAAAGTTAAGAGTGAAAGATTGCTTAAAATCTAACCCTCTGTCTCTCTTGTAAGTTGAAGCGATTACGTTAACTGGGCCGTAGACTCTATGAGAATAAGGACCGTTAGCGTATGGGTCATATCTGGAATTTTGTTCTTGTGTAGGAGAAGTCATATTGCCTCCGAAAAGACCCGATGTAACAGTTAAGAATTTAGCAGCACCAGAGAGAACACTAGGACCTTGATCAGCATCTTGTTCGTTACCGTAAACGTTTTCCACGTTAGATTCGTGCTTCTTCCAAGCCATCGAAACTTCAAAACCTAGAATGTCAGCTAGCTTGTTTGCTGGATCTTCACCTAAATATGTGACAGCTTGTGCTATCGGTTTGAAATTTCCTTGGCCACTAGAAATTGCTTTGAAATCTCCAGTAGATTCATCTTGTGCAAGAGGAATCGCTAAATTGTCATATGTAGGAGCAGGATATCGTCTCAATGTTACCATGTGGTTATTCGGTATCTTGCCGTAGTATTTGCAATAGAGAAAGTCTGTGTATCGGTACGGCATTTTACTCTTCCAAGCATTAGCGCTACCGTCTGGCGGTGTATTGACTAAGTTGTAAACAGAAGGTTCTAGATTTGAAGAAAGTGCATTTCCATCACTGCCTGCTACTTTTGCAAACGGTGAAGAAAACTTCATGTTAGAGCTAGGATCGTCTATGACTTGATTAAATTTTGCTCCAACTGTAGGAAAAGCCAGTAATGCATAAGGGTTAATGAAAGAAGGAATACCGTATGCAACTTCAGGAGCCTTCGTGACAGAATCTGTCTTAGAAGGATTCTCCTTGATGATGATAGGAAGCCCTACGTCATTATACTTGAGT